ACACCTCGTGCGCGATCAAATCCAACCGCATGATATGCTGCACGCTGACTGAGAACAGCGTGTACGCTGAGAGATCAATTTCGGGAGCGACCCACGTTCCGTAGCGAGTCACAGCCGGATCGCGAGACCTGTCAGTATTCCTTCGTGTCAACGCGAATCTGTCAATACCGTCAACCATTATGCGTTCCCTAACTTGTAAGGTCTCTGCGGAAGCGGGCCGTCTGTTCCTGACGAGGACGCGACCGAGGAGTTACCTACAGAGTACGTCGGCAGCAACACGATCGACAACTTGGCTTGGCCAGGCTGCCCTGTCTTCACGTTAACAGGTTCGAATATGAAGTCTGCCTTGATGGATTCTATCAGCGTTCTGCGTTGATACCAAGGCGTACCTGACCCACCGACAGACAAAGTGACGACGTCGAGATACGTCTTGATGATACCGCCGGTGCCGCCTACTAACGATTGGCCTGACGGGGGCAACCCAAAATCAGTGGCCGTCTCCACGATCTGCTGGAGGGAGTCGTACGTCGGGATCATAGGCATACCGACCATCAGCGTCAGATCGATGCTGATCGGGTCCATGGAGCCACCCTCCCACAGAAACCGACCGGGGTGCGTCTTGAACTCTTTGTTCGCAGCCGTCCAGTTGTTCTTGTACCCGAACCCGATCGTCTCCGGCATGTACAGGACCAGCTTCGAACTGCTCGACTCCAGGACGACGTAGCATCCGCGATCAGGTGTATCAGCCATTGGAGTACCTTCCGAAATCTACCGTGCGTCGGTTTAGCTCACTGATCAGAAGCAGACGCTCGGGATCAAACTTGACGTACTCGGCCGTCGCCCACAGCACGCTCTTGAGCCCAGACACAGCCTCTACGACATCCGCGTTATCGTTCTTCGCCTCAGACTGCGAGGTCAGCATATCCCGCATCCCGCCGAGCATCCGGCCGAACGGCGTCCACGCCGACAAAGACGACTTTGACTTCGAGTCCTCACTCGCCTTGACAGCCTGTCCGTCTTGCACGTTAGCCGCGACCTTGACGTTTTCCGTATCCGCCCCCATGTTCTGCATCGCGACCTTTGTCTGTTTGACGCCGACTTCCACTGCCTCAGCCACGGTCTTCTGGTTCGTGACTTTCGGCTCATCCTTCTCAGCCTCGCCCTTCTTCTTTTTCTTCTTGAAGAACCAGCTGAACGGCCACACCTTCTTGAGCCCACCGAACAGCTTGCCCATGCCGCCCGCTGCTTTGCCTAACCAGCCGAAGACCTTTCCAACGGCTTTGAACGGCTTGAGCAAGAGCGACACACCCTTGGCGATGATACCGCCGATGCCTTTGAACACACCACCGATCTTCTTCACCACACCCCACATGCGTTTATAGTAGCCCACGATGGCACCGATGAACCACTTGGAGATCGCCACCGCAATCTTGAACGGCTTGGAGACGACCCCGAAGACGCCCTTCACGAAACCCTTGATCTTCTTCCAGAGCCACGAGAACACCTCGCCGACTGCCTTGAAGATTTTGAGGAGCGGCTTCATCCTCTCCTTGGACTTGGTCATCGCAGCCGACAGCCACTTGAACAACTTGACCAACGGCCAGAGGATGACCTTGATCAACGGCGTTAGAACCTTGGCCAAGAGACCGACCACCCAGGCGACGACCTTCATGATTGGGATGAGGAACTTCAGCAGAATCTCGATCAGCGGGGCGATCGCCTCGATAACCATCGGCAGGACTTCACCGAGCATGTCGAAAATAGGCTTCAGTTGAGAGAGCGATATAACGAACAACTCCATAAGCAGATCAATAATCGGGGGTAGCACCTCAACGAGCGACTCTATGATCGGCTTCAACGCGCCGCCGAGGGCCTCCACGACTTCGGTGATCGGCCCGATTAGCGTACCCGCATCGCCCGCCAAGTCAGAGAAGATATCCACGATCGGCTGCAGCGCCTTGAACAGTGAATCTACGATAGGGACAAGCATGTCGATAAGCGGCTGCAGCGCCGACACGACGTTCATCAGCATGTCTTTGAGCGGGGTCAGCAGCGGCATCAGCATGTTCTTCAACGTCGTCGCAATAGGCTCCAACGCCTCGGCGATCAGCATGAAGAAACCAAGCGAACCGAAGACGCTTTTGATGACGCCTCCGATCTTGTTGAAGATGCCCATCGTCATCTTGCCCATCCCCTTCATGCCCTTCTTCAGGCCTCCGAACAGACCGCCGGTGATCTTCCCGCCGAGTGACTTCTTCTCCTTCGGCATGCCCCCTGCTTCAGACTTGGCTTTCCAGGCATCCAGCATGGCGGCCCGCCCGATGATGGACGCTTCCTCAAACTGCTTGATCATCTCCTCGGAAATCGGGCCGAACATCTGCTCGCCGTACTCCTTGAAGAACGTGCCGTCGCCTGACTTGGCGAGCGCGAACTGTAGCCCCTCTTCAATCTGCGGCCCCATATTTTTCCCAAACATGACAGCCATCTCAGACCCGAACCCTGCAAGCAGTGACGGGTCCATGTTGTTCAACACGTCAATGAAGCTCTCACCCTCGTCCCCGACATTGGTAATGATGTTCGCTATGGACGCCATCGCGTCCTCTGTCAGCAGACCGGCGGCTTTGAGTTCGTGCATGGCGTCGATGGACAGGTTGAGCCCCGTCGCGAGCCGTGTGGCAGAACTGTCCCCAAGCTTGACCGCTTGGATTGACGCGGCTGTGAAAGCATCTGTCGTGCGGTCCAGACCCTCAACCAAAACGTCTCCCGAATCCGATGCGCTTTTTGACCCTCGCGAGAACGCCTCCACGATCGTTGACCAGGACTCCTTCGCCTTGGCAGACGCTGACTTCAGCGGACCTGTGAGGTTGTCCACGAACGATGCTGTCCACTCCATAGCTGCTTCTGTTGGGGCCATGCATCACCTGCTTGTTCTACGAACACTGCCGGTCGCAAGGCGACCCGTTGATCACCTTGCGACTTTCGGCAGATTATCCTTCATGTCCTTCTCGACTTCTTCCTGCTCATCCTTCAGAATCTGGAGCACCTGCTCCCTCACCGGGATCGACATCTGCCCCGCTTCCGTCCAACTCACGCCGCCCTGGGTCGCCATCGAGATGCTGAGCCTCTTCCGCAACAGCAGGTCCAGCCTCTCTGAGACTTGGCCAGGCTCCTCGAGGAGTGATAACGGCTGGACGAAAAAAGTCGTCAGTTTGTGGTAGTGTGCTGGTCCACTCTTCTCCGCAGCTGTCGCACACATGTTCGATTTCGAGGTCGAACCCACAGTCGTTACGCTCGACCTCATCGCGGAGGAACGAAGAGTCACCGCCCACGAAGTTAGTCTTGACGTACTGGAGCGCTGCATTGCCATCGACGTTCTGGCCGTTGATGGAAACGATCGACTTCGACATGCGATACCGGTACGCGGGATCGCGATCGCCTGTCTTCGTCACCTTCCTGGTGAACCGGTTGACGTCGTCCTCGTCCTCGACAAGCATCCGTCGGCAGGTCAGAACATCCTTCGAGAACGGGAGGGTGATGTCGAACGTCTCGTGGTCCGTGTCATCGAGAATAAGAACCTTGAGGTCGTCCGGAAGCTGCATCGTCTGAACGAACTTCTCGTTGCACCCTTCGCACCGCACGCTGAACTGATAGGTTGTGCCGTAACTGAGCGCGCGAATCATGATCAACAAGAAGAACCGGTCGCTGACCAGAAGCTTGTCGATGTTCATATCCGCAGGTTCAACAACGCAGTCGTTGATGATCTTGTCGAGCTTCTTCCGGCGATCCTTCTTGCCGAGCAGCTGCTCTTCTTCATCAGCCGTCAAGGGGCGAATCGACACGATCCCGTCAGGGATCATGTCGCCATACAGCTTACCCATGCTGGGTAGCTGAACGTCAGCTGTTTGTGTAGCCATGTTACTCTCCTGCTAAATTGTCTGAGCAAAACTCGACCTAGAAGTTTCGCGTGATCAGGTCCATCGCCAGAAGGTATGTGATCTGGTTGGCACCGTCATCATCCATCGACCCGTCGCCGTAGTTGTCGCTGGCGGGCCATACACCCTGTACCTGCCACGAGCGGGGGTTGCCGCCGGAGGGATCGAACAACTCGATCGTACCTTCGACCTTCATCTCCGCAGCCAGCTTGATCGAGCCATCGGCGGGGTCGTGGACCATCTTGCGCCAGTCGTCCATCACCTGGGCTGTGTTCTGGTCCACATAGTCCTGAAGAACGAGCTCGCCGTTTTCGTAGGTCGTTCGACCTGCGAACTTGCGCACCTCATTCAGGTAGTTGATCGTCAGGATGTTCGTCGTGCTCTTCCGGAACGGGAACGCCTGGAGGGCCATCTGGATTACACCAGGGCCGCCAGGGATCGCAAGGCTCAACATGAAGTTGTTCTTGCGCTGCGGTTCGAACCCGCCCTTCGGAGACGCAATGTGTCCGGCATCTAGTTTCGTCACCATCTGTAATACTCCTCAATCAAAGTCCCTTAGGACAGGTTTATGCGAACTCGGCGAACGACGCACCGCTGGCAAGCAACGTGAAGTCGATCGTGATCATCTCAGCGGTCTTCGTCGGCTGGATCAGGATTTTCCCATACATCTCGTTGTTGTTGATGCGGTCGGGTGTGTTGGTCGTCTCGTCGCAAATCACGCGGAAGTCATACAGACCTCGGCGACCCTTGATCGAACGACACAACGGGTTGACGATGTTGACGAACGTCTGCCAGGTGGACTCGTCATTGGGCTCGAACACCAGGTACATCACGGCTGTCGCCACGACCTTACGCATGTACAGCAACAGACGGCGGACGTTGATCCGGTTCAGTGCGGTGGTGCCGCGGAACATCGTCTTGTTGCCCCAGATGACGTAGCCTTGTCCATGGAAGTTGATGATCGGGTTCAGGCAGTTGTCGCTGCCGTACATGTAATCCTGCTCGCCCTTGGTCGCCGAGTGCTCGATATCCAGAACGTCAGACAGGCGGGCACGGTTGAGACCGGCACCAGCCCACCACGGGTCAGCCACGTTGTCGGTGTGTGCGAACACGCCAGCCACATGGCCCTGGTTCGGGATCAGCACTTCAGCGTCAGCCACGCCCGTATCCTTCACAGTCAGCCACGGATAGTAGCACGCCATGTAGCTGCTGTTGATCGCGGCGGTCGGGTAGTCCGTACCGGAGGAGGCCGTACCGTTGATCCACGCCACGGCTTGCTGGACAGACAGCTGCGACGGTGTGTCGTAGAGACCCATGCAGTCACCGCGAGTTTCGCAGATAGTTTGCAGCGCCGCTCGGATGGAGTCTTCACTGCGGCCGGGAACACCGAGCAGGTTAACGTCAACCGTGTCCGGATTCGCGAACAGCTGCAAGCCAGTGGGCAGGACAACCGGAGGCGCACCGGCCAGGCCGATGATGTCGCTGTCGTCAGCGGGCGCATCGTCGTCGCCGTCGGCGAACGTCTGGGTCACACCAGTCGTTGCATCAGCGATCAGGATGTCGATACCGACACCCGTATCATCAACAGAGACGTAGCTGCTGTTTGTCATCCGCGTCTCGATGTAGTTCGTGTCGGCGGAGTTGACAGACCCGAGCAACACGCGATCGTAGACCTCGACGGGGTACGAGTTGACATCCAGGACAGTCACCTTGAAGGTGCCGGTGTCCGAGCCGTCTTCGATCTTGACAACGACACCGTTGGACCATGACCCAGGACCGGCAGTATCCAGAATCGCGAACACGAGGGAGCCGGTGTCAGACTTGGTGAACGTCAGCGACGTGGACGCCACGGCGTAGGTACCGACGCGGACGACCTTCAGCTGTTTACCGTACCGGAGGTACCGCTGGGCCGCGTACAGCCCGAGGTGATCCAGTGACGGCGAGCCGAATGTTCGGATCAACGACGCTTCGTCGGTGATCAACACGATCTCATCCAGCGGTCCCTTGCTGGCGGAGGTGACGATTCCGTAGACACTCGTTGCCAACGTCGGCAGGTACAAAGAGTGGTCAACTTCTTTCGCTAAAACACCTGGGGATACGAGCATGATTTACTCCTTAGGTTTATGGACGGACCAGTCCGTCCTCATCTACTTGAAAAGTGTCGAGGTTAGCATCGGAGCTAACCAGATCGTCACTTTGGTCCACATCGATTTCGATCGTGTGGACAGGCGTCGTGACGGTTTCAGCCTTGGTGATCCAACCCTCAACCTGGAAGGTGTAAACCCGTTTGTAGACCGTGCCGCCTTCCGGATCAGAAACGAGCGGAAGGATTTGGTTGTCGGTCATCTTCGTATAGACGTACTTCTCACCGATCGGATCGGGATGCTCGACAGTCAGGTACATGTAGCGGTGCTGTGGGAACATCCGGATCAGCTGCGTGTGGAAGTGATGCAGGTCTCGCATCAACCGGGTCCACACGGTCACCCGGTACGTCATGTTCTCCGGCGACGGCCAGTCTGTTCCGTAGTAGGTGTTGCCGTCTTCGGACTGCATCAGCCGTCTGATCTTCGTCGGCTTGGCCCGCGTCGGGTCGAACACACCGCCGACATACTCGAGCGACACAATCGGCAGAGGCGTGACGTTTCCGAAATCGCGATCGGGGTACTTGTGAGCCAGCCTCTTCTTCGCCTCAGCGAACACCCGACCTGGCGTGGCGAAGACTGTCACGACACCCACGGGTGTGCCTGTCGTTCGCGGGTAGTCGATCGCAGCTACGATCGCAGCCATGATCGCGCCGTCGTAGTTACCGTAGACCTGGGGGACGACTGTCAGAGGGTCAGCCATTATGCGGCCCTCCGTGACAGCGCGGACTTCACGGCTTTGGCGAGTGCGCTGGATCGGACATTCAGCTTCGACGCAGACCCGGCTTCAGGGCCGTCGCCGAACGAGTCGTACAACCACTTCCGCACGTTCTCCAAAAACGTCTGCGCCTCATCGATCGTCTTGGGCTCGCCCAGGACTTCGACGTAGGCTCCGATCTCGATGCGGAAAGAGCTCGACGCAAATCGAGCTTCCTTCACCAAGGTCTTCCGCCAGCGTACTACCGCTGCGAGGACGCTATCGAGATAGATTGTTTTGGAACTCACGCGCATGTCCTTTTGCTTCGGTATCGTATCGTTGTCTTGCGGTGGCCCAGTGGATGACCTCGGGGATGCCATCGCCAGACCCGTACTCGATGAGCTCTGGGAACCGCTCGGGCAGCCCGGCGTTCACCAGCATCTCGCGTTTCACTTGGACAGCCCAACCATCTGCCGTCTCAACGACCTCAAACGAGTCGGTGTAGGTGGAGTAGAGATCGGACCACCGGGCGAGCCACGGGTGTCGCTCGATATCTTCTTTTGTGATCTCAACGGCGGACCAGCGGATCGACAGTTCTTCGCGGATCAACTCAAGCATGCGATCGGCGGACTGTCTGGCTAGGTCACTGAGAGCACTGCCCATGTCGCTCGTAAGCTTACGGACAGCGGAGTCGTCAAATGTGGACGCATCTTTGGTCTTGCTCATGCGGCTCATCTCTCGTTGAAACCGTTCTCGTACAACAACTGCCTCACAGATTACACGCTGGCCAGCCTCAAACCCGATCAATAGAGCCATTCTGCTAGAAAGTGACCCCATCCATGCTCTCTGGGCGTACTTTCTCGGCTGTAGCCCGATACCACACGGGGACGTCGGTGTTGCCCCACGTCTTTGAGATCACCCACTTGTTGACCTCGTACACGACGCCTCTGGAGTACACCAGGCGGTCGCCAGGCCCGGCGATAAGCACAGGCTCAGCCTCGTCGTCTGCGAGCGTCAGGAGGCCCGCGTCACGCATGCTGAAGACGTCAGCCTCGATGATCAGCGGCCGGACCAACTCGATGGGGAAGATACTGATCGGCATCGTCTGCTCAGTCGGGTTCGGCCAGGCACGGAGGTTGACGACATCAGCGTAGGTCTTCGCGTAGTCCGGTGTCTCGCCGTGGACCTCGTCGCACATCTCCTGGGCGGCGATCGTATCAATACGACGGTACGCCAGGAGCGGGAACTGGCCGGTAGCGACCTGCTGAACCATCCGCCGCACATGGGCTATTCCGCCAGCGCCGTGGATCGGGATTTGAGTATCGAGCGTCATCCTCTGGCCTTGGCTTTCTTTTTACGCTTCCGACGCGGCTTACGAGCTCCTAAGGGCTTAGCACCCAGAGGCACCTCAAACCCCCCGACACACCCGGCGGACGTCGTCTCGCCTTGCAGGACGCTCTCAGCATCCTCCTCAGCGGCAACAGTCACTATCCGGCACGGGTAGCCGTCTTCCTGCATCTTGCACAGCAGTTCGAGCGCCTCGTGACGGGGCATCTCCTTCGAGACGATCTTGTCGCCTTCAACCACCCGGCACATCTCCAACAGGTTGCTGATCCGCTTGTCCATACTCTCGGTCTCCTGAGAACCCGCAGCATCGAACTCCACGTCCCAAGCTGGGTCGTAGCTGCGATTGACTCGCTGAACAGATAGGATGCGATCGGCGACGAACATCTTGATCGTCCCCTTGTAAGGGTCGTACCCGAAGAACACGATCGTGCGCTTGGACGGCCGGTCGTAGCCATCGACGTGGATCGCCCTGGTGCGCAGGGAATTGTGAATAAACACACCAGCGCTAACAGCGAAGTTATTGTACCCCGGTACGTGCAAATCGTAACAGTCCTCACGCTTGCGCAGCCGTCGTACTTTGACAACCTTGTGATTGGTTGCTTCTGCGTGACGCCGCTTCGCCGGGTTCTTGTCGCCGAGCATTCGCTGCCGACGCGCCTCTCTGACCCCCGGTCTATTTGAGACCTCAATGCCGATACGCCGCATAAGTTCGGTGTGCTCGGGCCGAGACTTCGACTCTTTCGTTGCGGCCATACGGCGACGAACGTGCTCAGGGGACTGCTTCTTGTCGGCGTCGGACAGAGAAGCCCAATAACGACGCAGCCCATCTGAGACCCTGCGTTTGGCATCGGGTGAACGGGTCTTCCCAGTGTTCCCTTTTGATATCTTCTTACGACGAGCGACCTCTTTCTTCTTGGAGAGCGTTTTTTTCTTCCCGCGACGGGCATCCCTGTAGGCATCCCGGTTCTCGTCGGTCAAAGACTCCCACCACTCACGATGCTTCTTTGATCGCCGAGCTAGCGCCTCACTCGACTGCGTCTTCTTCCGCCAGTTCGCTTGATGTTCAGGGTCTCGTTGATGAATCGTCTGGTGCTCTGCCCTCAACAGTCGTTCCAAGTTATCCGGCCTGTTGTCTCGCTTGTTGAAGTTCTTATGGTGGACAAGCAAACCCTTACGCCCTCGACCCGCAACAAATTGACGGTGTGAGTAGTGCCAAGTCTCCGTCTCCGGTTGAAGGAGAAGTTCGTACCCTTCGAGATTCTTATTTGAGTACTTTCTATACAAGGGCATCAAACTGTCCCCGGCTATCAACTCGCCCGCTTCTTTGTAAGACCCGTCCCGGAGCATCCACTTATGATCAGGCGTACACCGAACAGACTTCCCGTTGTCGAGAACGACCTCAACAAGTTTGGCGTTCTTAAGCGTCTTGGATGCCGTCGCTTTCGCCGCGACTATTTTCTTTGACTCGCGATCGTAGGCATACACGTCGAACGCATCGCAACCAACGAGGTCTTTGACCGGAACCTCAGTTCCGTCCACCAAACTGATCTCCGTATCCCCAGTGACGCAATACGGGAACAGCGTACGATACACAGCTGTTCCCGAGTTGTGGACAAACACCCCGGCGCTGACAGCAAAATTGTTCGTGCCTCTCACAGTCAGATCGTAGACGTCACTGACGGCATCAGACACGGTTACCGACTCCACTTTGTGATTTACCGTTGAGACCTTCAAAGCCTCAGCTTGTTTCCGTAAACGAGTTTGCTTACACGCTGCAACTCTCTTCTGTACATGCTCAGCGGATTGCTTCGGGCAAGCTGTCTTTCGCGCCGCAATGATCTTCTTCCGGAACTCAGGGTCTTGCCAATTACGACGACTCGCAGCACCAACTCTTTTCGCGGTCTCTGGGTGATCCGCGTAGTGGCGTTTCAAGCTATCGGATCGGCGTTCGTTGATTGAAGGGTCGTCTGCGTTGGCCTTACGAACACCTTCGCCAACCTTCACACGCGTCTCCGGGTGCAATCGATGGTGCCCCCCCTCGTCAAATTGCTTCAACGCAGCCTGCCGAATCCTATCCCTGGTTTCCTCAGAATGTGCATGGAGTTCCTTATGTTCTCCCTCCAACATCCATAGCAGGTTGCCTGGGCGATTGTCATTGGCATCGAAATTGATATGGTGCCGAACAGCCTTCTGGCCTTGCATCTCAAGTGGTTTCGTCGAGCAAGTCCGCCAGTGCGTCCAGACCCAATGATCCTTTCGCGTGGAACACGGATTCAAAAACTCTTCGTACGCTGTCCACTCCCGACGTCGTCGATACAAGGGCATTAAACTGTCACCGTGTTTCAGATCTTCCGCGATCCTGTACGTGCCGTCGCGGAGCATCCACAAGTGATCCCGTGTACAACGCACAGTTGAGCCGTCATCCAGTGTGACGCATAACAAACTGACACCCTCACCCGTCTTTTTTGCTGTGGCGAGTTTCGGCACAACCTTTTCGGACTTCACGTCATACGAATAAACCCAGAAAGGTTCTCGCCCAACAAGATATTCGATAGCGACTTCACCCCCATCAAGAAGAGAGATCGACGTCCCGGCCGCCAGACACGTCACCTTCGGGTTGTAGCGAATGCGGACTGCCATGTTCTCTCGACCGGCTCGTGCGATCTCGCGGACCATGTCCTTCGTGTCAGGCTTGAGCCTGGCATAGAGCTTTTTCGTCTCACCACCGAGAGCCAACCTGTCAACAGGCGGCTTCTCCTGGGCGGGGTCCGGAGCCTCCGGCGCTGTGGCGGCGGGCTTCGGTTTTGAGGATCGCTTGGGTGCCCGCTTCGGAAGCCGTTTGCCTCCTGGGCTCGAGGGCGGCGCATCTGCCTGACCACCGCCAGCACCAGTCTCGGCATCCGGTTCCTCGGCGGGCTTTTTCTTCGGCTTTGGCTTCGGCTCGATTGGGGTGGTCTCCGGCTCAGCCTGATCGGGGTTGGGCTCATCCTGGTCGGGGTCCACAAGAGAGACTGTGACCTCGCCATCAACCTCAGGCTCGACAGCGGGCTTCGGATCGGACGGCTGGGGTGGGCGACGACCCGCCGCGTTCTTCGACGCCCGTGCCCTCTTCGCCTTCTGCCCGATCTCGAGCAGTTCATCCATCAGTTGTGTAAGCTTGTCAGCCATTAGCCAATCACCGGGAAGTAGTTCGCTCGTGCGAACCCATCCAAGAACACCTTCGCCTTGTCGATGCGGGCTTGCCCTCGTCGCTCGAGGTCAGCCACGTTCGGAGTCATCTGCCCAGACGGCATGGGGATGCCACCCCACTTACCTAGAATCTGAGCCATCTGAATCTCAGCATGCCCGAGACAGACGCCACGGAACATACCCTCGTACCGCTTCTTCACGCCGCCCAGGAAGCTGTCAACCGTGCAGTACTCGGCCGTCGTGTAGCCGATGTCATACGGGCCCGACCAGACGTCGAAGTACAGCTTGTGCTCAGCCTCGTTGTAGATGAAGTCAGGCTCGGTGCCACGAACACGTTGGTACATCTCGTAGAACGATCGCAGCATGTACCACTCACCCAGGCGGAGGCCGGGGTAGAACCAGCGGTGGACGATTTCGAACACGCTCATCTGGGCGTAGATGCGAGCTTGCTCGGGCATCATGAACACGACCTTCAGCACGCCGAACACCTCGTCGCCAAGCTGGATGCAGGTCGTCGCGTCGTTGGGGTCATCCTCATCAAGAGATGGTGCGACGATGACATGGTTATGCACGACCATCATGTTCTCGTTGAACATGCGTAGCGCGTTATCGACGGCGTCCTGCAGCTGGTCGGCCGTCATGTTTACAGGCCAGTGCGGGTGACCCAGTTGCCGCTTGATCCACTCGATCAGATCGCTGGCAACAGGAGACCCAGTGACGTTGACAGTTTGTGCCATTATGCACCTTCCGTGACGACAACAGTCTTCGGGGCGAACCCCTCGTCTTCGAAGTTGTATTGACCCTTCTGCGCCCAGAGGTAGTACGTCCCTGGGTCGATCATGAAGTAGGTGTAGCCCAGGCCGTCAGTGTACCGAGGGCCGTGGACGGTGAACCTACCAGCCGCGTCGGACGTGATCCAGACGCTGACGCCATCCACCGTAGCGCCCGAGATGGCGCTCGTGACATAGACGTCCACTTTCTCAGAGCCTGAACCCGTGGCTCCTTCACCTGTCGTCCACTCGTCGGGGCCGTGTGTCCGAGCCAGTTCCGTATCGATTTCCTCAACGGTCGGGGCGGCGGCTACGACGGCTGTCAACCAACTCGTCTGACCGTGGATACCCGCGAGGTGTTGTTGGATCGCCTCAACGGTCGGGGCGGCGGGGATTGTTGAGATCGGCGTGTCGAGGTTCGTCTCGACCATGAGTTTGTAGTCGCCGTCGAGCCTGGTGTCGATAGACTCCGCCGCTGTTCGAGCGGCCGTGAGGTACTCAAGTCCGGTTTCCGTATCGGTGTCGAAGACGGTGTGCCAGATTTGATCACCGATCGCGATCAAACCGCTTTCGGTGAACGCAGAGGAGTTTATAATGCTCTCCTTCATCGAGCTACACTTCACACCGTCCGTCGGCTGCCACGCATCGATGTTGATCACGTCACCGGCGATCGTATCTGCGACTGCCGCCAGGTTGCTGACTTGCGTGGATGTTGCGAGACCCGTCTGCACCTGAGCCACGTCGTACCTCGCGTCGTCGGTCAAGGTCACCACGCCACCCGCATTATCGGTGACGGTGAAGTGGCCTCTGATGGAGATACCACCTGCTGTGCAGCTTGACGCGATCTTGAGTTGGCCGTGACCTTCGAGGCTCATCTTGTCCTCGAATGTCGCACCGTTACCTGCGCCCATGTTGAATATCTCTATGCCGCCAGAGTAGTGCCTCATGTTCAGGTTCTTATTACCCGTTGCGGATGTAAAGTCGATCGATGGCGTCCCGTTACCTGCGACCCCAGAGAAGCAGGCGTCGAAGTAATGCGATGTGGCTCCAAACAAAATCAAGTCACCTGCGATCGAGCATTGGTGTGCGACGATTTCCTGCACCGCCAGAGTTGCCGTGTCAGCCAGCGAGCACCTTTTGAATGTGGTGTGGACGCCCTGCACTACGCCCGTGACATGAGCGCCCTCGATGTATGTGTTAGTGCCTGTAACTGCGGTCGCAGCCAACGTCCACCCGTTGCCTATAAGTGAGTAGTTACTGATGTCGGCAGCGTTCAGCGTGATAGTCGATCCGCTGGCGATCTGGAACTTAGCGATACCGACAGCCGACGCGACAGTCACGGCGTTCGCCCATGAGCCGACCGGCTTGTCCGCCGTGCCGTCAACGAAAGGCTCGACACCAGTGTTCGCCGAGTTGGTGTCAACCCACACCGCACCGTTGGCATAGCCGACTGATCTGGCGACGACCGCGTATGACACGAGCAGCTGATCGATGTACAAGTCGGCACCCACGTTGAGCCCCGTGGCGTAGAACCCTATCCGCACCTCGCCCAGATCAGCGCCTGTGCCGACGTTACGGGCCAGCAGTGCGGCTCGAACTTCGGCATCGTCCGTAGAGTCTGGATTCTTCTTGCTCGTGATGGTGGCGATGTCGTCCCAGCCCGGCGTGACGTAGTTCCACGCACGCATCTGCAGAGAGTCAACATCCCGGCCGTTATCCAGTCGCCCGAAGAACGCTACACCGACAGGCTGCTCGTCGCCACCCAGCTGGAACAGAAGCTCGATCGTGATGTCGCCAGTTCCGTTGTCATCCTTCACCAAGTACGCGGCGTCACGGGTGTGCGTGGACGCCACGGTGCCTGAGGTTGAGCCAACTCCCGGCGTGAAGCTATCCGCGACTGTGTTCAGTGCCGAGCTTCCTGACGTACTGGTGCTGACCGCACGGAGCGTCACGTTGATGAAGCACTCGGCGATAACACCGGGCGTCGGGTCGAAGACTCTGATTGCCACCGGGTCCGCACCGACTGCGAACAACGCATCGGGGAAGTCAAGCCGGTAGACGCCAGGCAGGTTGGTCATCTCGATCGCCGCGTTATCGGTGTGCTCCGTCGTCTCCAAAGCCAGGGCCGTAAAGCCCGTAGCTGCTACACTCGCACCCTCCTGGCGGACGTAAGTGTAATCGAGGTCGAGCACATCCAGTCCGGTCGCCGGGGCACCATCGGTGCCGACCAACATCAGGTACAGGCTGACGTCCTGAGTGCCTTGGATTATTGTCTGTGCGTTTGCGGTAACCCCCGAGGCGACTACTTTGACAGAGTCGCCGGGGCACTCGGCGGTGTTCGCCGACTTGTACCGGGTCTCGATATTGCGGTCAGCTGTGTCCACAGAGCCGTCGGTCAATACCGCGTAGTACCGACCGTGGCTACCTGTGATTAGGTTCAGCGTGCCGATACCTGTATCTGTCCACTCACCGCCGTTGATGCTGATCTGAGGCTGCTCACCGTCTTCGCCGTTTTCAGGGGAGAATCCGTCTGTGACATCCACCAGCTGGAAGTAGACGTGCTTCAGTGCGGCGGTTGTCTCGCCTGCTTTTATCATCGTGGCCATCAGCGACCTCCTCTGTTAACGACGTACCGATCAAAATACGTTTTCGCAAATGGTTCTGGGACTGGGGTCGTATCGACCACAAGTGTCTTATCGTGAATCTGGGCTACAGACGTCGCCGTCTCAGGAGGCTCGTTTCTCGCATCTGCCTGTGGGCGGAAACCCAAGACGAACCAGTTTTTGATGAACCCAGCACTGGCGGTAACCCTCAAGGGACTGACGAATGGGATGACTGTAGTCGTGGCTGTCGGGATCGTAGCGTCATCGACGTTACCCAAATACAGCCGTCGAAACAAGCCGCTCACAGGGTAGTTGTAGGTATAAACGTTGGCCAGCGATAGTACGTCGTTAAGCTGGTCTACAGCAAAACCACGCTCCCCTCCATCCTTCGTAATAGGCGACCCGCCAGTGTCTATCTCAAGATGTGCATCATGGTAATTGCCTACCGTCAGCGTGGGGACTTGGTAAGCCGTCAAAATGCGTTGTATTGTATACACCCCTCCGGTCAACCAACAGCCTAACTCTGTCGGGCCGGGGGCTGCGGTCGCTGCTGTGGCTATGGGCGAGATAGCAGACCATGTACTGCTAGAAGCCTGACGCCCAAACCCGATTGAGCCCAGTATCGAAATCGTTGGGTCGAAATTCAGTGTCGGGCCTGTGATGTCCCCCACATAAATCTCAACATCGTTGTCTACTATATCAACGTGAGCCAAACCGAAAGTCGTGTCCCAGTCATCGGGGAACAGGCCGACCTGATCGTTGCAGCACTCTACTACCCACGACCGCTTTTTCTTCTTGACGCCCGTCGAGTGCTCGACCTTCCAATTCACTCGAATGTCAGTCGAGCCGTTCTCAACGATGTGCCCGAACCGTCGCTTGGTATGAACCCGGCCGATTACACGGCCTTGTGCTTTTTTCGGGGCGAGTTCAATCCACTGATCGTTCGGGTAATCCAGACGCCATCGACCGAAAGGCAACTCGGTGATCGTCACATGCTCGTCGATCACCACCCACTGCCCATCAACCTGCATGAAACGCTCCTCGGGATAGCAGTAGAGCTTGTCCTCGAAGGTCTCATTGAACCGGTTGACGATCGTCCTCGACATCTAGCTCTCCAGTGCGTGCTTCGCCTGAACGTGTTGGTTCATGTACCGCTCGGTCTTGTACACCTTCTCGCAGTACGGGCACTGGAAGACAGGCGGCTCGTCCTCAACAGGCTCGACCGGTGTGTCCTCGACCTCAGGTGCGTTGTCGTCCTCATCGTCCTCGACAGGCTCGACAGGGGCGTCAGCTGGGCCCACGACAACCTGGTCCTCGACGAC